ACATAGATGTTACTGTAGTAAGAAAGCTTACGCTTCTGCTTACGTGCAGTATCTTTGTCCTCTTCTGCTCCACTGTTCCAAAGGCGACGATTAACCTCACCTACTGGATCCTTCTCACCTAATGTTGTGAGACTGTTCTCGATGTACCAACCACCTGGTCCTTGGAATGCATGGGAATAAACCTTTGCCCAAGGTACTGTTTCTCCATCAGGTGCTGGAAGAAATCTGATGACTGCATAACCGTTACCGCTTGCGTCAACTTCTGGTTTCCAGAAACGATCATCAGCATTATTATTTGAAGATGATTTCTCTAGTTCCTTTTGAAGGAATTGAAAATTACTACTTGATTTTTTCTTAAGTTCTGCGAAAGACATATTAGTTTAGATTTAATTGGATTGGGTGTGGGAGGTTGGAATAATGTATACCAACAAGTACAGGGCATTTCTACATAAGTAAATTTTTACTGTACTGCATGAGTCCTGTCTGGTTAAACAGTTCTGTGTTGCCACAGCGAGCACCACCTCTGACTCATCACCTTAACTAGACCATTGCCAGCAAGTTTAATTCAGTCACTCCCTTGTCGGGTAGCGAACCCAACATACTATTTATAGCACGGTTAAGAACCTTTGTCAAGCTCTTCAACATGCTTTCTGTAAGCTGTTACTTTCTTTAATAGATCGTCAAACATCTCAATAACATTCATGTTTGGATCTCCACCAAGCAACAGTGCTGCTTGCTTCATGTTCTCTTTGATGGACTCTGCCTCTGGATCATCAGACAATCTTACACGTGTGTAAAAGATCTTCTGTTTCTCTATCAACTGAATCAATGCATCAAAGTATTCTAGTTGTTGTTCCTTCTTTAGTAAGGGAAGGTTCATAGCAGATTTAAAACAGAACTCTTGGAGTGCTGTCATCTCTTGGATCGTACCACGTACTAGTTCGGACTGAAAGAATTTACCCATTAGACTAATAGTAATTTTGCTCTTGACGTTTTCTTTATAAAGTTTAACTTCTGTGCTTCATATTTAATCTTTTCTTTGAGTGGTTTCGATAGTAACTTAGGTACTGATTCCACTTCAATCTCATTTGTCTCACAGAAATGTAGAACTGCATCAATGTAATTCATATCAGAATTATGGACTGCAATCTTCTCAACTTCCTGCGAAAATTTTGCAGGTGTCATAAATTTATCCTCTAGTAGTTTTGATTTATCCATACTTGTCTTGGTACTCGCTTCTATATTGTATTAGTTTTAAGAGAAACTCTTTCTTAGGTGGAAGCACCTTGACTTGGGTCTCACCGTTTTCACATGCAACAATAGTCACGAGTTGTTTAACAGTTATACCATAAATCTCCTGTAAACAGCAAGCATATGCTGTCTCTTGGACATAATAATCGTAAAGATATTGCTCTCTTTTTGGTTCAGCAGCAGTTTTAAAGTCTATGATAGATAGTACTCCATCAAAATCAGCGATACAATCTACACGACCAGCTATTTCTAAATGATCTGAGTATAATGCTGCTTCTTGTAAGAATATATTATTTATTCTATCTAGTACATGCTTACTATGCTGAAACATAACCACAGGGAGTGGAGATTCTTTGTATGAATCTATATCTAATCTATTATTAAAGTAGTCTTCAACAATAGAATGATACGTAGTACCTCTGGTAGTTGAACGCTTGCAAATAGCATCTGCTTTAGCGTTACCTATCTTTGCTCTCCACCTAGCAATACCTGCTTTCTTTGCAGGATTGTTGCTAATGACTGTAGTGATAGAAGGATAGTTCCTCCCATAAGGAGTGGCATATAACCTCCTACCTTCTATCATCTTAGCTTCCATTTGGATGGGACTAATGCCATCCCTGTGGTTAAAAATCATAATCCTAACTGCATTTTACTAATGAGATAGGACTTGATCAATCCAGAACGAACAATATCATTCACTCCGAATTCTATCATAGAAAATTCTTCCATGTTCTCAAGGATACGTTGGAAGTCTACGATACCATTCCTCTCTTTGTCTCTAGTCAGATCTGTTTGATTCACATCACCACAGAACATAATCTTAGAGTCTTGACCAACACGAGTCATGATTGAATCAAGTTCATGGAAGTTAAGGTTCTGGCACTCATCCACTATGATAACAGAATTATCTAAGGTTGTGCCACGTAAGAATGAGGTAGACCAAAATGATATGGTCTCTTGATGTTTAAGATTCTCATAGAGCATCTCGAATGATGCATCATCAGGCATCTCAAACATCGCCTGAACCATATTCTTATATGGTATCTGATAGAGAAGAGACTTGTCTTCATGATCTCCTGGCAAGAAACCAATCTCTCTCGTTGCTACCAATGATCTAACAAGATAAACCTTTTCGAATGGTGTGTAATCATTAAGAACATCCTTGAGTGCAAGATACAATGCCATGAATGTTTTACCTGTACCAGCACATCCATAAGCAAAGAGGTTCTTATCTTCACCCCACTCTTTAAAGAACAACTCTTGGTTCTCAGTCAGGGGTTGGATCTCTACCATGTAAGAAGAATCAATAGGTTTCTTACGTCTCAACTGTCTCTTAGACATGGAGCGAGGGTCTGGAACTTTTTGTTTACGTCCTGCCATAATTAATTACTCCAATCGTAACCACGACGGTCGAATCCATTATCAACCTTACCAACTCTACCAATAACATCCTTCCATCCTGGATGAGTCTTTGACATTTTATCACGCCAGTCACCCACCTCTGTAACCTCACCACAAACACCTGCTTGCCAATCTTTATCCCAATCAGGGTTTGCATCCTTCCATTCACAATATTCTTTCATTGTCATGGAGAGTTCTTTCTTCTCTTTAGTTTTTAAATTTATTACTGGGTATGTTGGCATGTTATTTCCACTCCAATGCTTCAGATACTATAGGGAACTGTTCGATAAAAATCTTACGAACATTCTCTACAAGATCCATGTGTTCCTTTTGTGTACCATGTGCAGAACGTAGGTCAATGTAATGTACCCAAGAACGACATGATCCTGTCATATATAACCGAGTCGGTGTAGCAAGAGGTAGTACAAACCGAGCACACTCCTTAGCAATACCTGCATGCAACATCTTTTTATAGAGATCAATACTCTGATCAAATAAAGATCTCATTTCTTTATTAAATGATTCAACCTTTGTAGGATCAACATCATCAACAGAGTTCTGTCTGTTCTTTAAGTCTTGACTCCTCAACTCAGGCAAAGGAATGTCCTCTCTAATATGAGAGACATCTGCATACCTTTGAGAGAACTCTTGGAATGTAAATGATCTATGTCTTAGTACCTGTGCAGCAAGACCACGAGTGGTTTCAATCTCCACTGTCATGTGTGCTTGCTCAAAGACTGACCAATGACCATGCTTTATGCAATACTTTAGCAATCCACTTACGTTTGGATTGTCTTGGTTGTTTGGGTTGCTGACTCTCGCCACGTAACCCATCGTCTCCTCCGCTTTGGGAGTCACCGTCACTAATTTCACTTGTTGCATAATTTTTTTTCTTTAATTGCTTTCGGATTAGTTTAGCGTACTTCACATCTTGATCAGTATACCACTCTGGATGCTTTTTGGCAAGCTTTATAATTCGTTTTGCTGTTTTTCTTGTGTCCTTTCTCTGGGTCTCGTCCATATATCAATCTGGATATCCGTCATCGTCCTCCACTGATGTTAATCCCACCTTACAATCTTCGTAATTAGTATACGCTTCTATGTCTGAGTAAACCTCTGCCTCTAGGCAGTTAACTAAACTCTTCATGTTCTTAACAATCAACTTCAGCCTTTCTTTCTCCATATTCGTTCTCCTTTTACATATTTATGTTAGCATAAAGGAACGACTTTTTCAACAAAAAAATCCAGGAAAAAATTTTCCTGGATTCATTGAAATCAAATGTGATTTTTGATTTTATGCTGCTACTAACTTTTTAGTAACTTTAACACCACGATACATTAGATCGTGATTGTTTTTCTTACGAGCCTCGTCAAGGATTAACTTGCGATACTCTTCAGAGTCATAAGAGACTCCACGGTAAGTGACTTGTGCCATTGGCTTGTCCTCTGGATAGGGTGGATGAGACCCGTTCCTTCAGTCGGCATTTGCGTCCCAACAGTGTGCTGTTTCATCTTTCACAATCTGAATCATTTCAGCTCGTGTTTCATCTTCAATCTTATACTTCTTCATAGCATCAACAAGTTGATGTGATTCAGTACAGGTTAAAGTAGAAGCAATAACTGCTAAGTGAAACATAGTATTGGGATGAACGTATCCGTTCCGTGTCGGCTTACTTGCGCCCTTTCGGGTGAACGTAATGTCATGATAGCATGACAATTTTATTTAGTCAAGTGTATCTGTGTATTCTGATACATTTTAAGGATGTTTTAACAATCTCTGTCTTCTATAAAATCTGGACATAACATAGCACCTGCAAGTTCTCTTGCTTTAGGGTTGTTGTCACACAATTTATTCATCCAGATTCTTTCATCAAGAGAAACTTCACCCTCAGTTGACATCATACGACAACATATATCAGTGAGTCGCAACTGGGATCTTTTGCTTAACTTGTTGGATGGCCGCAGGAAGGATAGCATATTCTTTACGTTGTATTTTAGGGGTTAATGTTTCAACAGTATCATCAGGTTCAATAGGAACTTCCGATTGAAGGATGACTTCACCTGAGTCTAACTCTTCATTCACATAATGAACAGTACAACCAGTGACTTTATCACCTGCTTCCAATGCTTGTTCGACAGCATGGAGTCCTTTATATTTTGGAAGCAGTGATGGATGTAGATTAATTATTCTATTGGGAAATGCTTTGATAAAATCAGGTGATACTACCTTCATGTATCCAGCAAGAACAATAAGATCAACTCTCCATGCTTGCATTAATTGAATGATCTGTTCCTCATCCTTATGTTTTATATAACAATGAGGAATACCAAATTTCTCTGCTCTCCTAGCAGCACCACAGTCCTTCTTGTTGTGTATCATCAACACAACTTCATCCTCCCAACAAGATCTGAGAATATTCTCGAAGTTGGTTCCGTTGCCAGAACATAAGACTCCTAATCTCATGGTATATAATGCTACTGTAATATATTATAAGAGTTCATCCAGATCCTTAAGATCTGTCTCATAAAAAGTTACGCCACCGTAACCAATCATGAGTTGTTTCCATTTGTCATCGACCTTCTGATAAACCTCAAGAATAGTGTCTGCACCTTGGTTTGTAGACCATGTACGTTCATACCAATTCTTTGATTCATTAAAAGAATAGCCTTGAGATGCTAACAGATTTGGAATGTCCACTGAGTGTTCCAATACAGGTAGGGGTAGATTCATTTAGTATTCAACAACTATGTTACCAGATAAAGTTGTTCCACTATTTCCAGGTAACACTTCGTGTCCTAAAAATGAAGGGAACAACATCATAGATCCTGGTTCTAAGTTGGGTCTGTAATCCATTGGAAATACCTTTGAGTTATCTCCAAAATGATTTTGAATCAATGGCATGATGGGATGAATGAATGCAGTCTTGGATGTTACATCCTCATAGATGATGAAACTCCACTGTGCATTCGGATGGATATGATATCCCTGATAAGATCGGGGATCATATTTGTTTCTCCACATCCCCATGAACTCAATAGACTTAGGGGGATCTGGTAATGATTCTAGCAGTGGTTGGACTACTGTCAACAGGTATGTCCAGGTACTGTCATAAACCTTAAGACCATTATTAAAAGTGGTGAGCACCCCACTCTCCCAAGTGGGTGAGAACTCACCAACGCCAGTCTTTATTTTCTTCAAGTTAATCTTCTCTTCGAAGACAGGTATAGCAAAAATATCTTTTTTCATTCACCCCATGGATCTTTAATGTCAATAGGCTTAGTCTTTTTCTTTGGCAACAGTTTAAGAATCCATTGCCACAACTTCTTCATGACCTACCACCCCATTGTATTGATGGGAATGCCTCAGTCACACATGCCTTAGTGATCTTCCATCGCTTACCGATCTTCTTATCTTTAGCGAGGATCAAAACTTCTGCTTCACCTTTGTGAAGTCCTTCAAGCATTTGGATAAACATACTCTCACGTTTAGCCTGCTTAACATTAGAACCACCTTTAAAGAAGTGATGAAGTAATCGTGCTTCCTTCTCCAATAAAGTATGTTCTGTTCCTTCAGGTGCATCGTTAGGTGTGTAAGGTACATCACCTGGTGGTAGCATACTAATTACTGTGTCATCAAAATTGATGATGAATAAAGATCGCAGTGCTTGAGTGTTATACTCTTTCAACAATGCAATCTTTTCTTTCTTTGTTTTTGCGTTGGATACTTTTTGTAGTACCTCATGCATCAGAAGTTTCATCTATTTCATCCTCATTAATAAATTTTACTGATAAAAGTTGTTCATTGATCAACGTACCATTTTCATCATACATTTCAGGGTGATAGGAGACTTCATCTCTGGACCACATATAATCATGAACAAAATCTTTTGCTGTCCAACCTGCGACTATCCCGACACATAAGAATAAAAATGATGATGTTGCCGAGAAAAAAAGGATCATTGAATCTGTCATTGTGCATCTCCTACTAAATTTTATTGCTCTCCCATCGTAGTTCGATATTAAAATACCAGTTCCTACGAAAGATAGAGAACGCTTTCTTGAAAGCTATACCTTTCTGGGGTACAGTGTTTAAATTTTCCCTCCTAAGCATGAGTTCTATGCCTTTATTTATGGAGGCATCAGGGGGTTTGTTTTTCTTTGGCACTTATCAATCCTTTCTTAAGTAAAACTTTAGCAGTCTCAACAAGACCACCTATCTCTTCACCATCCATAATAACATAGGGATATCCCACTGCTTTAGGATACTTTTTCATGAAAGAATCCTTAAGATTTTTACCAACTTTAACTTCTTCATAGTCAAGTTTAGCTCTTTCCATAAGAAGTTTCATTTGTTCACAATAAAAACATCCAGCAGTTGAATAAACTGTGATGTCTGGTCCTTCCTTGAAGACTCTCTCTTCTGGTTCCAAATTTCCGTGCATAAAAAATGGGTGGTATTACCCACCCATCTTATCAGATTGTTAGTTGTGTGTCAACCCACAGCAGGAGCAGTAAGTGCAATGCGAGTAGGTAGTCCATCATCAGGAAGTGCAGCAAGGTCAAGAGGGAAGTTGTGTGCATTCCTCTCGTGCATTACTTCCATTCCCAAGTTCGCTCTGTTAAGAACGTCACCCCAAGTAGGAACGACTTTACCTTGAGCATCTAGGACACTCTGGTTGAAGTTGAATCCATTCAGGTTGAATGCCATTGTACAGATACCCATTGAGGTTAACCATACACAGACCACAG